AACTTACTGTAAGGCTAGAGTTTCCCCTAGCCCTACCGTCAATCAACTAAGCGATTGAAGAACCTGATTCGATTCTGTATAGTGCCTCTTCACGGTAGCGTGCAAAGCCAAGTACGCCGTACCAACCCATTGGGCGGTGACGCATTAACTTGTCAACTACTGGTCCGATAACTACGTGTGGCTCTTCTGCTACTGCCTCGGCCAATGCTTGCTGTCCAGCAAGAATTGTACGATAAACACGTACAGATGAAGAACCGTCTGTAGTATTGTACAGACGTGGAGACTCTACGAAGTATGCACCCTCGTATGTTCCGATTTCTCCTGCCCAGATACGGTCTTGAACAGAGCCGTATTGGTTAGGAAGCAACCATCCTGCTGAACCTGTCTCAGCACGTAGGTCGTGGGATACCTCTGGGTGGATACCAGCCCAGTATAGTGAACCCTTACGAGCAACGGACTTACCAGCACGTAACTTAGCAACAGCCTTACGGATGTTAGCAGAAGATAGTGTTGCAGCAGCAGTTACAGTTGCTGTTGAAGTTGCAGTTGAACCTGAGTAGATTACGTTGGTTCCGCCACGCAATGTTGTCATTGCTACGGAGTCAATAGAATCTGCAAGGTTGAATGCAATAATGTTTGCGATTGCTGGGTCTACATCAGCAAGGCTGAATAGTTCCAACGCACGTGTTACCAACACTGAGTTACCGTACTCGTTAAGAGTAATAGTTACTGAGGTTGGTGTGGACATTGCTACTGCATCTGGGTCAGCATCCTCAGTAAGGGCTGTAGTTGCAGCAGATAGGTCAACATAACGTTGTAGAACAACTGTTGAACCTGGGATTGCTTGTCTTGCTGGACGCTTATCTGCGACAGAACGAATTAGTGGTTCTGAACGGAGAGCGAATTCAAGAAGACGGTCATACGCCTTCTGTACTAAACCAGCAGAACCAGCGGTTCCTCCTAATGAGGACGAACCTGTTGATACGTAGGCGTTAGCCATATCGTCACCTCCAAGTGACTATGAACGGAATTATTGTGAGCGAAGTACATCTAACAACGCGTCCATTGAATCCGCGTTATCAATGCGAAGATTTAAGTCTTCTGCTCGGTCTGGGGTCATAGCATTAGACGTTAGAACATCCTGTTGACGCAATGCGGCACGGTCTTGTTCTGACGCTTTAGGTTCTTCCTTAGCAACTGTTAGTCCAAATAAGTCTGCGTTATCATCGAGCCAGTTATTCACTGACTCCTCGTTAACATCATCCAAATCTTTAAGAACTAATCTAGCCGCTTTGGCGTTGACACCCTTCTTTTCTAGGACTTCTTTGACTGTACGCTCACGCTGCGCCTTGGATAATCCCTCAAGTTGCTCAGTGAGTTCTTTGATACGCTTCTCATCGTTACGCTTGGCTTTTCGCAATTTTTTAAGTAAATCGCTTCCATCCATTTGCGTATCAGTGTCGGTATCTTGGTCGTCTTCGTCTTCATCCCAGTAGTTGTTGCTCATAGCAACCCACCCTTCTATTCGTTGTAGTCGCAAGCCTCAGATTCTGGTCGGGGAACCAGCCTGGCTCTTGCTATCGGTCTAGTACACTATGTGAGGCCGATGGATTCACATAGGATTCTATTTAGAACTGACCAGCACCCTTATTGGTAAGTGTGGTCTTTGTTAAGCCAGATTGTCCTTTGAATCTGCCTTCTTCTTGTGCAGTTAAAGATTCTCTTGCTCTCTTAGCGGAGGCTAATCCAAGGAATGCTTCTTGTTCTGCTTGAAGTCTTGTGTAATCTTCTCCACCAGAAATACTTGATAGGAATTCTGCACGAGGTGCAATACCTGCTACGGTTTGGTATCCCTTACGCGCTTCTTCTTGAGTAATACCAAATGAGGCTAGTGCTTCAGCACCTAATGCTCCTGTAGTTACATTCTCAAATTGCTTAGAAGTTTCAGACATTGAACCAAGTCCAGTCTTAAGACCTTGTACAGCAGCAGCGCCACCTATTTCAGCGATATTAACTTTACGCTTTAATGCTGGTAAGCCTTCTGCTGGGTCTAATACTGCAGCAACAATATCTGTTTGATTAAGCATAGGATAATATTCTGCTAAAGCAGCCTTTGTAAATGGGTCAGCATTTCTTACTCTATCTACCGCTAAACCTACTCGGTCAGATACTTCTGCCGCAGAAACATCATTTGAAATAAAAGAGTTTATTCTATCTCTAGTAGCAAGACTAGATGCACCATAAGATTGTAATACTTGAGTGTATGTTCTCTCTGCTGCTAAATACTCTGCTGCACTTAATACTGATTTACCAGCAGCAAGGCGTGCTTTATTTGCGGGAAATCTAGTTTGAAATGCAACCGCTAATGGGTCTTTGCTATTAGGGTCTTGCATAATTAATTGAATAGTATCGCTTGTATAGCCCTTTTGAACTGCTTCAGTTATTGAGGCACTTAAGTCGCCAAGTCCATATGAAGAAAGTAATGCGCTAATTGCTGCAATTGCATTTACTGAACCTGCAGTCATTCCAGATGTAGGTGTTGTACCTAAAGTACCTGTACTACCAGTAGAAGAACCACCAATACCATATTGTCCATATTGAGATGAAACTTTATTAGTTGCATCATTTAATGACATTCCTTGAGATACTAAATTTGTAATCTCTTTTTGTTGAAGAATTTTAGCCATTGCAAATGTATCAGTAGTTCCATCAGGATTTCTTACTTGTGCTTGTTCGGCAGCAGTTAATTGCGCACTTACTGGAACATCATTGTAATATCCCTGGGCATTGATGCCACCTCTTGAATTAATGTATTCTTGTGAGACAACACTTAATGCTTCTTTTTCTTTAGCAGCACTACGTGCTGGAGCAGCAGGTGTAACGGCTTGTGTTGTAGGTGAAATCATACCTGATAAAGGATTATAAGAGTCCCTTACTTTTGCATCATAAGCACTATCTACTGATGGCATTACGCTCCCAATCCAAACATCTTAGTCATATCTCTTGCAAGTGAACTTAGTGAATCTTGAGCATTCTTTGTATAAGCCCATTTAGGGTTTTTACGTAGAGAAATCTCATAATCATATAGTCCCATTAAACCTTTAGGGTCAGATGCTACAGACTTTAAAGTAGATACATCTATTGAATCTGGGTCTTCTTCTAAAATATTAGCACGTGTGTTTATGTAAGGAGTGAGTAATTGTTTTACTGTATATCCCTTATCAATCTTATCTGCTAGTGCTGGGAAATATGTTTTTGCTTGCATATTGATTAAATTTAGATTTGACTTAAGGAGTCCAGGATTAGTGGCTGATTCAATAACCAATTTATTTAATGCCTGCATATTTACTGGTAATCCATTTTCAGCATAAGCATTTTTCAAGGTAGTGTAAGTGATACCAAAATTACCTCTTTGTAATGCCGCTGCTGCTTTAGGGTCTCCAGCGCCTGCTGCAGTAATTAACTTAGTTGCATTAGAACTTATGTATTTATTCTGAAGTGCTTTAATTTCAGAAGTAGATACACCTTGTATGTTGATGGTTGTCTTACCATCTTTACTTGCACCACCACTAATTCTTGTGGATTGAAGGGCACGTAATTCATTATAATAAGCAGCAATAACTTCTTTAGGTGCAGATGTACCAAATTGTTCCATAAAAGCAGCATTAATATCTGCAGTGGCTTCAGGCTTTGTAGTTACAGAAACAGATTGCCTAGATAGAGTATCTGGACCAGTATATGTAGAACCTAGTGCTGCGCCACCTGGTTTAACAGCAGCATTATTGTCATCTGGGTCAACAAGGTTTATTGGAACATCGTCTCCAACAAAGAACCCATCTTGGTCTTTATCTACTGGTTTGGCCACTTATTCTCCAATCAACGTTTCAAATATATTCCAATAAAGCGATTTAGCATTTGGATTATCTCCTGCTAATTGGCGAAGAACATCCTTCAAGTCTGCTCTTATTGCTTTTCTATACCCAACATCGTAATCTGTCTTTCCAGTAACTCCAGAAAGTTGTTTTACTCCTTCATCATATTGAAGAATCATTGCACCGAATATTTCAGCAAGTTTTTTATCTGGTGCTTTACCGCTATACACAACATCTCGTAAGTCATCTAATGCCTCATTCTTTAAGGCAATATAGGCTCCACTAGGTGCTAACTGAGCCGCTAAAAGCGGATAAGATTCTTTAAAGAAGTTAGATTCTAATTGCCATTGTTCACGTAGATAACGACGCTTACCAGGGTCTGCTGTTTCAAGAATTGCTGCGTCGTATAAATCCTTGCGTACATTATATTCTTGACGAGCAGATGCAGTTGAAGCCTCACGTAAGAAATCTTCAAGGTCTTTGTTCTTTACAAATCCTTGTGACTTAAGGTATGTGTATGCCTCAAGGTCGCTAGTTCCATTAATTGGAATAAAGAATGATGCAGCCTGTTTATTGTTTTTAACTAAGTCTGGATTATTCTTTACAAACTTTGCAGCCTCATATGATTTTGCAAAAGATGCTTCTGTCTCAGCAGTTGTTTTAGCAACTGTATAAACTGTTTTACTTGGATATAATGTAGCAAACTGTACAAAAGCCTTCTCAAATGCTTGGTCTTCATTGGCATAACGCTTAAGAATTCTTGCAAACTCTGAGTCCCAAGTAAAGTATCCTGCATTGATAAGTTCTTTAGGAACATCTTTTGTAGCAAACAATTGAACTGAAGCAGGTGCTCCCAGTCCAGTTATAAAACGAAGAGCCATAATATTTGTGGCCTGAATTATTGAGTTTGTTGTAAATGGGTTAATATCAGCACCAGTTTTTGGACCATTTCCAGTAGATATTAATAGACGCATAGCCTGCACTGAGGCTGAAGCCTTTTGCTCAGTCATTAAATTTTTGTTTCCACCATAACCCAAATCAATTAAACGTTGTACGTTGATTGGTGTAATCTTTCTCCACCATTCTTGACTTGAAGAACCACCTGTTATAACAGGCTCTGCAGAGCGAATCCAGTTGCCAATGCCAGGAATATTTTGAAGAACTGCTAATGATATTCCAACAAATGGACCACCAAGGCGTGGTGCTGCTGACTCTGGGTCAAGTGAAGGCGTAAGCATTTTTACTTTTCCACCAAAGTTTGAAGCCATAGGCTGTGCTCCAGGAATTCCAAGTAAGCGGAATACCGTATTGCCTAATACATAGTTAAGAACATCATCACCTGGATAGGTAAAGTATAATTCACCATTAGCATCTTCGTGTATAAAGCCAGAGTGCTCAAATGTTTGGTTAGTAATAGCAAGTCTTACAATTGCTTCTTTTTCATACTTACCAATACGCATAGCACGGCGGTAGAAATCTTCAGTTGCTCTGTAATAACGACCAAAGTTACGAATATTAAATGCAAGATTAGTACGAATTTCAGAGTTATCTACATAACCTAATGTTCTTTGACGGGCAAGACTGATGCCAACTTCGTGTGCTTGCTTACGAGCCAGTTTATCAGCAGTCTCTAAGTCAATTCCAGAATTAACTAAACCATTTTTAATGTTTGACTCATACTTATTTAGTTTTCCACGATAAGAAATATAGTTGCCATAAGTAAGTGGCTCACGGTCAAGGATAGATATTTGTTTTCCTACCCAAGCGTAACCATTTTTCATAACACGGTCAAAGAATCCAATGTCATCTCCTGCTTGAAGAGGTACAAGTTCACGTCCTAAAACTGCTTTAGGCATTTGGAAGTCTTGATTATATTTATGAAGTTGTTTAAATTCAAAATTATCTATTCCGCCAGAAGCCTTAATTTCTTTAATTAGTTTATTATTAAGGCGTCCTGAGTAATCACGCAATGTGCTTGTAGCATCAGCATAGATACGACGAGCAAATTCATATGAACCCTCAGAGTTGTAGATAGCAAATCTCTTTGCTAACTCATTGCCTTTACCATCAAGGTATTTTGCAACAGCCTCAATTGCATCTTCTTCTTTTTTATATATATTACTAAATACAATTTGACCAAATATATTTCTTCTACCAATAGTGTTATGTAAATCTAGGTGCCAGTTTAATAGGAAGTCTGAGCGGTTGTAATCAATCTTTGAAAAAATATTAGCAAATTTTACATCTTTCATAGCACTTGTAACATCAACATTTAATGCCACTGATGGACCATATGAGCGCAAATAGTTAGCAGTTGATTCTGCTATATCTTCTTTAAACTCTGCGTTACGAACAGCACCATTGATTTCTTGCATTACTGTATCGCCGCCGTTAGTAACCCAATCCTCGGCATACCCTGCTGCTTTTTGACCACTTCTGGTTTGAAGAAATGCTGGTTTAAATCTATCTTTAACAAGTGACTTGCTAACTGCCTGTCCAAGTTTTTCTGGGTCACTAGACATAGCAAGAATTTCTTCTTTGCTATAATTCTTACGAGTAATTTTATAAAGAGTACGAGACATAATTCCAAGAGAACTTACTTCTTTTTCAATTTTTCTAAAAGCACTAATCTTGGTTGTTGGCGCAGATGCCAAGCGTATTTCTTGGGACATTGCAAAACCTTTAAAGTAATTTACAATTCCCTGTATCCCATTCATAAGGATATTAGTACCAACTTCTTCAACAGTGGTACGAACACCAAGGCGTGGATATAGGTTCAAGTATGACCAAATATCTGTAGCCTTTTGGTTATAAACAGATTCTCCAACTTTACCAGTTATTGAAGAAAAGACATTTCCACGAAGTTCAAATTTACGTAGGTCTACAAGGTTTGGCATATAGCGATTTTGATTTACTTGATATGCACGAACGCCTCGTTGGGCACCATTTAATTCGGCAGCATTAAATACATCAGCATCTATAGGGTCAAGGTCATCAATGATTGATTTGACATCCTTGCGAGCAATTTTCATTTTTCCTAGTGTGCCACCAAGAATTCTTAAAGAATTATCAATATCAGAAACAATATCCTTAATTGATGCTGCTTCATCGGTTGATGCTGGAGCCTTAGCAATAAGTTGTTTCTTAAGAGCCTTAAGTTGATTAACCTGCTCGATAAGGTTCTGCATTTCTGCACCACTTGATGCAAGAATACCACGAGCCTTTTTATCTGCGCTAACTTTATCGGTTGCTTCTGCTACAAGTTTACGAACTCCCTCTGGTACTGGAAGATTTTCAGATTTAATAGTTCCAAGGATTCTTGAAAACTCACCTAAATCAAGTTTACTTTGATTTACCGAGTAAAGTTCTTTTGATGTTTCATCAATTTTTGAAATAAATGCACGACCAGCCGCAGAATGGTCAAGTCCCATACCATATGCAAGTGTTTTTACAAGTCCTCTGTACATAAGAAGGCGTTGACCTTCATTGGCTGCAATCCAAGCAGCACGGAATGTAGATGCTGTTCCTCTATCTACAACAGTACGCATAAGTCTATAAACTTGGTCAGCACTTGTAGTATCGCTAAGAGAAATTACACGCTCTCGTGATGGTGCAATAGCAAACTGGCGCATAAAGCGGTCAATTTTTGCTGCGGTTGAAGAATCTTTAGAAACAAACTTTCCTTCAGTTCTAACACCTTCAACAGTTTTTCCAGTGCCAGCAAATCTTGCGCCTTGCGCTTCTTTAAATCCAATTTTTTCTGCCCAAATTACTGGGTTTTCATTAGCAAGACGAGCAATATCATCAACAGTTCCTGGTAAAGCAATAGATTCTAACTTGCCGAATCTACCTATAGTTTTTAATCCTGCATCACGAATTGAATCTTTTATATAACGAGCCTGTGTATAACGTGGAACAAGTGGGTCTCTGCGTAATCCCGCATTACCCTTACTGATATCATCAATAATATCTCCGCCTCTGAAAAATTCTAAAGCGGTATCGGCATCCTTAATATTTGGAGCCATATATCTTGCTACATCTAAATTAATTTCAGGAAAACGAGTTTCAATTTGTGTAAGAACTTGTCCCTTTGTAGCAATATCGCCTTTTTCGTAAGCGACAAATAGTTTACCTAATGTATTCCAGTAGCGTTGAACTGCTTTATTTTTCCAAGCCTTATCTAAGTTGGCTGGATTCTCACCTAATTTGATTAAACCAAAGCGAGCAACGTCTGAGGCTTTTTTAGCCTTAGCAGTTAAAATTAAAGGGTCAAGACCAAAGGTAACGCTAAAGTCAACTATACCAGATACGTAATTAAAAAACTTCTGGTCAATAGGATTTCCATTTTTAGCACGGTCTGCTTCAAATGGGAATGCTGAAGCGAGTGCACGGGCAACGTCACGTCCTGGACTTATCTTAGCCTGTTCATATAGAACTACTGCATTTGCAACTTTTTCCATTGCATCTTTTTCGCCAGCAGTATAACGCTGAATTAAACTAAGCGCATCAGGATTCTTTAAAATATCCTCATAGTTATCGCTAAAATTCTTTCGACCCGCAAGTAATTTTCCAACATATGCAACATCTGGAGTAAGATTTGATTCAATTCTTGCAACTTCACTAGCATCAAAAACATTTTCTTTATCAGATGCTTGTTTCCAGAATTTCTGCCAAGTATCAGATGGTGTTATATCTGACACGGTAGCATCTTCTCCACCAGGGGCAAGTTCACCAGCACCTGTGATTAAAGACTGTCCAAGAACCTTAAATTGCTCAAGTGTGCTATAGCCTTCTTCACTTGCTAAACGAGCCGTTGTATAAGGTTGTTTAACAAGTTTTTCTTGTGGACGAACTAAAGCCTCAAGTGCTCTACCAGCGCCAGTTGCAACACCAGTTTCTTTATTTACTGAAACAGGTGCACCAGTAGCAAGAGTTAAAATTGCCTCTGGCAAGTTAGCGCCAGTTGTTGGCGTAACTGGTAAACCAGCAATTTGCATACCAAGTTCTTTAATTGATTGTACAGAATAATTTGCAGATGATTTTAGGCTTCTTAAAATATTACCAATAAAACCTTTATCTTCAATTCTATACTTTGGATTAAAGTAAGTTGTAAGTGCTGACTGATATTCAGGTGTAAGGGATTTAAAGTTTTTGTACGCATCATTTTTAGGAAGAGTCAATAAATATTGATGAGTTTTTTTAAGTTCACCAAAAGCAGCAAGTTGTTGCTGTTCTTCTTTAGTCAATTGAGCCTGGGCTGCCGCAGTTGCAACGCCTGGAGATAGGTTAGTTGCTACATCGGTTAATGGTTTATTCTTTTCAGCCATTAAAGACCTCTGGAAATTACATAATCGTAAAGTTCTCTTACATCTCCAGTTGGGTCGACATCAATCATTGAGGCAAGAATTTCAGATAGAGAACGTTGTCTAGGTAGGTTAAGCGCTTCACTTCCTGGACCTGCGCCAAAATCCATACCAGCAGTTAAAGGTTCATTTGGTCGCTCAGTAGGTGCAGTTAAGGGAGTTACAGATGGCATCATTTCGCCAAATGGACTAACAGGCGCTGTTGGATTTGGTCCAGCCATAGGTGCTGCCATTTGTTGGTTCATAGTTGTTTGTCCTTGACCATATGGAAGTCCAGGAATATATTTGGCTGCTTGTCTACCAGATTGTCCTGCTCCACCTGTAGCAGAAACATTTGCTGGATTATTCTGTGGCGCTGTTGGGCGCATTCCTCCACGATTCTCAGCCATCATTCCTCCTACTTAGTAAATTGTGTTTTTGTATGTACTGGTCCACCGCACCAAACATTATATTGAATTGCTACGTTTATTGCTTTCTTTGCAGCACCAGATGCTTTGGCGTGTGTTTTTGTTTCTATTTCCATTATTGATAATGCGCCAAGGGCTAATCCCCCACCTGCGCCTATTCCGTATAAACCTTTATCATCTCTCATATATCCATAGTCATCACTAACTTGATATAACTTTCCATTAAAACAAACTAAAGCATCCCATCCTGAATCATCATCATTTTTGTTCTTTGGTGCTGGGTCATATCCTGCTTCAGTTAATGCTTGTTTAATAGATGGTAATACTCTAATCATCATAAATCTATCTGGGTCTTGCGTTTTAATTACTTTAGGTGGTTGCCATAAGTTATTAAGAATATCTCCTGCTATAGCATCACCTGCTACTGCAACTAAATACTCACCAACTTTAACTATCTTGTCACAGCCTTTGGCTACATATGGTTTATCCATATATGTAGTCATTGAGTCTGCTGCTAAGACAGCCCAACCTTTACCTTGAATACCAACGATTGCAGTCATAGTCCCCTACTTAGTTAACCTCTAGTTACTACTCTTGCGTTTCCTTTACCACCTGCGGTTAAACTTGTTAAAATTGATTGAATGTCTGGCGGCGGAGTAGGGGCTGCCATTTGTCCACCTTGTTCTGGAGGAAGAGCGCCTTCTACTGGAGCACCAGAGGGAGCAGGGGACGTTTGCTCAACCATAGGGTTAGAAACTCCAGCAGAAGGAACTGGTTGCTGCGGAGCGAAAGTGGCTTCAATTGCGTCTTCTAGTGCTTGACCCTTTTGACGAGCCTTGATAACCGCAGCAATTTTATTTACTATTCCAGATGCGTCTTGTCCACCTGCAACCATCTGTGGAATTGCTTGACTTAATGCTGTAAGAGAACCAAGAAGCGATGCTCTCATATTTTCAACTTCAATTTTTTCAAGTTCTTGAGTTACGTTAACTGTAAATGGCAACTCACGCATAGCCATATCTTTGGAGATTAATCCACCACCAAGTGCCTGTAACATAAAGATAAGACCTTGTGCTGGGTTAAGACCAGCAAGCATTCCATAACGAACATCAGCAGAATAATCTGACTTAATATCTTTGGTTGGCTTGTATGTAATTTCATATGGTGAACCAGAATCTACACCGCGAATTGTTTTTTCTTCAGGGTAGATACTCTCATCAATTTCAAAACATAAACGAATTACATCACGAAGTGCTGCAGCAAAGATTGCTTGGGCTGATTTAACCTGTGTATCAAATGCTCCCATAAGAGCCTGTACACCTTGACCAGTAACAATTGAAGCATCAATGTTTCCAGTACGAGATTCAGGGTAACGAGCACCAACACGAAGTTCTTGATTAAGAAGACTTTGTTCTGTAAATGCACCTTGTGGCAATGTAAGTTCTACGCGACGAACACCTGCTGGATTGGCTGTACGGATAACCGCATCTCCACCCAACTGTAGTTCTTGTACATCTTGTGGAAGAACGATAGGTGCTTGAACAGATTTCTCTGCAGCCTCCATTGCAAGTAAAGCAAAACGATTACGAAGTAATTGAATTCCTAGTACATCATCAAATTGTCCACGTAGTTCATTATCAATAGAAGGCTTACGTGCTACTACTACCATCATCTTACCAAGAGGATTCTTAGCCTGTGATAGAACTAAATTCTGTCTTGCTGGTAGGTAAACAACTGATTGGTCTTTATCGTAGTAGCGAACCATCTCTACTTGACCATTTAAATCTTGTTTGTATCCATCTTGTCCAAGGATTACAGAATCATACTCTGGGAACTGGGTTACTAATTCGCCCAATGTTAAAGTATATCTTTTAGCAAATGCTACACAGCGACCATATCGGTCAAACTCTGGATAAGAACCAATTGGATTCTCTAAACGAATGCGAGGTAATTTTGCTTCATCATCTAGTTCTATAACAAATGGAAGGAATCCATATGTCAAATACCAATCTGCTCCTTGGTACATCTGTACAGATAAATCAGAGTTTTGGAAATAATTACTAGCAATACGAGTACGCTTATCGGCAAAAGAACGAGCACGGTCATTAACTTGATTAGCCGCCGAGCAGTTGACTGCTGGGAGAGGTGCCATAACCTCTGAAAGGTCTCTGGCAACGACATCAATAAAATTTGCAACGACATTAGCATCTACACCATCTGGAAAGAAGTCAGGATAGACCTCTGATATTTTACCTTTACGGACAGCAAGAACATCTAAGTTACGAGCATCTCTCTCGCTATTACGGTAACGAAGGGATTGAACCCGTGCTGCTACCTGCTCCATTGTTAATGCCATTTATATCCTAACTGTAAGTTTCAGCCCATTGCTCTGCAAAGGCTTCGTCTAAATTAAGTGAACCACGTTTTGACTGTTGTGCTCTTGTAGCCCATCGATTGTTCTGGTATTGCCCAATTCGTGTTGACTGTTGCATTAATTCACGGATACGAATAACTGCAAACCATAAAGCCATTACACAGTCAGTTGGGTTCTTAGTGTCAGGCTTCCAAGTAATAAGTTCTTGAACTAAAGTCTTAAGACCTTCAGAACCCTCATTGCTTGGTAATTCTAATATGTTGTTATCTTGGAATCTACCATCTCTGGTTGAACCAAATAGGCTTGCCATAGAGGCTACACCGAATCCAACATCCCATTTATTCTTACCAGTAAAGTGTGAGTTTAATTGGCAACCATATTGGGCTAGATAATTTCTTAAGTTATCATCCAGAGCATAAGCCTTCTGGTGGGCGTTAATTTCAATTCGTATTTCTTGTGGCTTGTATTTAGGTACCCATTCTTCAATCAAGTTTTGAATCTTGGCTGGTGTTGGGTCTGTCATATTAATACAATCTAAAACATATATCTTTCCATCAGCACGGTTATAAGAAACAACTACCGCTCCTGTTGCTCCCGCCATTGCTGGGTCGAGGCCAATAACTGTATATGTAGATTCACAATGCTTCGGATGTCCTGGGACTCCAGGCTTGAGAGGTCCTCTTTTTCGCATTCCATTAACGCTACCTGCGACACAGGTTGGAGAAAAGATTGAATTCTCTGTGACATCTTCTTGTTGGTAGACCATAGCCCAGACAGATGGCGCCACTTCAGAGCGTCGCGTAAATAGTGACGGTCCATCCCACTTAGGGAACAGCCCTTCTTCATTTGCTTCATCTTTGTCGCCCTCTGGTCTATCAGTCCAAGGCCATAAGGTTTTCCAATTGGCTGGCTTTTCATCAAATTCTAATACTGCTGGCATAGCGAAGTATGTGAAAGGAGACTTGCCTCCAGTCCATTGTCCGCCATCTCTAATCATTTTATATAAATCAATTGAGGCGACACGGGTTCCTACTACTAGTAGTTTTCCGTGCCGTCCCAAACGTGTGATAACTTCTTTCTGAAGCCATTCAATTTGCTTTTCCCATTCGTGGGCATTTGAGTTCATCACAACGTCATCTAGGATAATCAGGTCTGCTCTTGCTCCGTAAATCTGAGACCCAAATCCTAATGCTTGTACCGTAGGGTCCTTCTCACCAGAATCTCTCCCAGTACCTAGGTAAATCATATCTGCTGACCATTGAGTAGCATCAGCCTTATATCCTCCATTTGGACCGAAGGCGGTCTGGAGTTTAATATAGGCGGGGTGGCTAAGACGAGTCTTAATCGCACCTAAAAATTTTCTAGCCATACCCTGAGTTTTAGAGACTATGATTACTCTTGAGTTCGGGTTGGTCACAATATGATGAACTACGTAGTTGGTAGTTATCGTTGTTGACTTGGCGTGCTCAGGTGGTACGTTAATTAAGATACGGTTCTCAGCACCTGGTTCGTAGGTCATAGACGGGTGAATCCATCTTGGGGTCCTACCCTCGATTAAGTCAATCCAATCAAGGTGGTGTTCAAATAACTTTGTATTTAAGAATTGCTCTGAGAAGTCAGGGAAGGATATGTTCTTCAAGTCCCCTAAGTCAGCGATTACCCCTTTACCAGCAAGGCGGGCTTTATCGGCTCTTTCTTTAAATTCAGGGTCCTGCATCGACCATTGGCGGAAGGTAACATCGTTACGTCCTACTGAAGCCATTGCGGCTGTGATGGTAGAACCTTGACCTAATTGTATTAAAACTTTTTCTTGGGCCTCGCCCTTTGGTATATTTTGTATCCCTGGCTTGCGTCCCATTTACATCCCTAATATCGGTCATATAACGCTAGTTATTAAACGGCATAACTGTGGTCGTCTACCTACTTCGTAGGTTAAATATTTATATATTATATTTAACGAACGAGGAGCCAAAACGACGAGTTCGTTTGAACTCTGTAGTTTTAACTACTATATAAGATAACCTGTTCGAAGGGCTAAAACCGAACAATCAGATTGAATATATTTTTATTTATGTCCTATTTGTGGCACTTTGTGCCTATATAGCGGGGGATATAACAGCAATTTTTGTTGGAAGAGTACAGTATAGTATTGCACGCGTATTAATAACCTCTGGGTCAAACCTGACCATTTCGGACATATGATGACATATGATGCTATGTCCTGACATATATGTATACCCGTTAGGGGTATGGATAAGTAAGAGATTTCCACAGGGCTAAACTAAATTAAACTTATGTTGCTTGACTATCCCCCTCCCATATTCCCCCCTCCTTCTTGCATTCAATCACCCGTTATAAATGCAATTCACAGAGGGCGCAGAGTCTCACATATTGAGACAATCACCCCACCCAATCTCAGATAATTCTCAGGTAATCGTTATCAAATCGTTATCAAAATGTCATTGACAAGCCCCCCGCCCCGTGTCATAGTTCCATTACTAGCCCAAGCAACTACGCAAGGGCAGAACAAGGAGCACCAAATGACAAAGAAAGACTTTCAACTAATCGCAGGAGTTATTGAGGGCTCAATGCAAAATTGGGACGGCTTTACTCCTGAGGCACAAGAGGCAATTATCGGCTTAGCCCGTAGCCTTTCAATTAAACTACAAGATACAAATCCCCGCTTTAATCGGGATTTATTCTTAACCGCTTGCGGGGTGAAATAATGTTAAAGGCAGAATACACCCTAAGCACTACCCCCGCAGGAGATGAGATTAAAGGGCAATACGAGCAAGAGTTTGACACCATAAGCGAATTAGAGGATTTTATCGCCTACAATCGCGCCTACTTTGTAAGATTGCAATTCTGGGGCTCATTTAAAAAAGAGGTGGAAGAATGACCTCCCTTCCATTAGCAGGGATTTACTACCGCCCTTGGATATGTGAGACACATCTTCAAGAGTTGGACGAATTAGAGACAAGCGGGGAGATTAGCGAAGGCAAAACCCGCTTGAGTGAGATTGTGAATGAATATCTATGGTGCGAAGATTGCACAGAGTTAAAGGGGGCGCAAGAATGAGCGTCTTTGCCTATATCGTAAACGGCGACGGCTCGCGGGGTAGTGGCGAGATGGTTTGCCCTGATTGTGGAAAGAATAAACCCCAAGCCATAGAATGCCACCGCAGAGATTACTCCTACGGATATGAGATAATCGGGTGTTATTGGTGTAATCAAACACTAGACGCACCCTTTTAATTAAGACCGCCCCGCCTCCTTAATCAGAGGGCACAGGCTCAAGACCTGAGCGGGGCACAAGGTAAGGCGGGAGACACCCGCAGACCTTACAAAGAAAGACGGGGGAAATAATGAAATGGCACACTAGAAGAGGACGCATTTACAAATCCATAAACGGGACGGCTAAGGCTCATCTTTTTTATTGGGTAAAGCAAGAGGGGGCTTATCATTTTGTAGCGGGCTATTACGGGTTTGGGAAAGATATCCAATTTACAAATCTAGTCTTCAAGACGGCGGGAGAGGCTAAGAATTATTGCGCCGTGAAGGACGGGGAGGCGGTAGTAATTGAGGGGGTGAGTGCGTGATTGATTGGGATAACTTTTTTAATATTGGCTTGAGTAGTTACGGGCTAGTAATTGAAGGATACTTTGGTGATGTATATCTGCCTTATCGTGCCTTAATCCTTGCCGTGCTAGTAATTGCAGGGCGCAAGGCTTGGAAGAAATGGCGGGATAGATAACGAAATTGTTATAAGAAACAAAGCCCTAACCCTTGACGGGGGCGCGGTGAGCAAGACACCATAGGGCACGGGGTAAGGTGGAAGATTTCCACAAACCTTAAGACCATTTTGACGGGAGAAAATTAAAATGGACGATAGAGTAAAGGGTGTTGATTTATTGGCAACGCTTGAAAAGATTAAGCGCGGGGAGACTTACGACATCTTTAACCTATTGCCTAATATTGCGGGCGGTAGCGTTTGGTTAGATGAGATTAAGGACACCGCATTTCATATAGAAGGTTATATTAATGCCGAAGATGATTACGAAATCTCAGACCTTAGAGATTACGGGCACGAATATGCCAATGGACAATGCGAGACTTATTACAAAAACATCAACGACGAAGTGCAAGCCTTAAGTCTATGGGCTAGTGATGAAATTGATGAAGAAGTAGCAGAAATGGCTGAGGGTATAGAGCCAACGCTCACTAAATTGCAGAGCCTTTATTTATTCGTGGCAAAGTGGAAGTTGTGGGACGCAGTAGTAGACCAAGCCTTCCAACACTCAATACAAGATGAATTAGTGGAGGCATAAATGAAATCTCCAAATTACTATCGCACACGCACAATGGTGCGGGCGTTGTTTGTATTTGGCGTGCTTGTTATCTTTTATCTAATCGCAACCCGTATCTGGTGGACAGGCATAGGATTTTGTTTTAATACTATTGAGATTTGTGGGGTGTAATATGTGTAATGAATGCGGATATAAACACAGCGAGGACAACAATACAATGAGCCTAGTTATGTGTGGCGATTGCTTACAAGATATAAAGATTTGTGGGTGTGATAAATGAACGATTACACCATCACTCTAGTTTATGATTTGTTCAATATCACCACAGTTATATATGCTGATGATGAGGAACAAGCCAAGCGATATGCTTTACAAAAATTAAGCCAAGATTGTGGGCTACCGCTAGGCGAACCAATGGAATACCAATTAGAATTAGAAGGGAGTTTTAATTAATGAGTGAGATGTCTATGAGTTGGGGAGAGATAGCACAATTAACCCACGCTACGCAGGTGTCAGGGTTTGGTTGGTGTTGGTGTGAAGATAACGAAGGTAAAGAAAATCCTTATGACGATTGCCCGAAGGAGGCATAAATGTTAGATGAAGATACACCAGAATGGGAACACACAATAACCGCAATGGTTAAACTACGACAACGCAACAGAGCCACCGACGCAGATGAAGGTTGGGAACTTGCAAAGGACGACGAAGAGAGTTGGTATGTTGTCTCGATTGATTGGGATAACCTTGCTAATTCAGACACAATAAGAATAAAATAAACCAATAAAGACAGGAGAAATAATGAACGCAACACAAGAAATAAAAGTAATAAATAAAAATCACGAAGAGACAAGTTGGAAAAGATATATCACTTTCAATTATGATGATACAGAATATAAAGTCTTGTTGTTTTGGGACGAGTTCAACGGGTATGAATTGTATTGGAGAAACAATGAAACCGAATTATTGAACAGTCTTAAATCACCACAATGGGCACTTGAATGGGACGAAGACGCAAACAATGGCTCAAGTTTGGCGGCATATTTAGATGAACTTACCTTTCAGGGGGTGGAATAATGTATCAAGGCGAACTATCAGAACCAACAACACCAACAAAATGTTGTAATGCTCGTGCAATTTGGGACGATTGTGAAAAGCACTGGACAGAGGAAGGTAGCGGTTGTTATGCTACTTGTTGTGAGAAATGTGGCGTCCAAATAGAAACAGATTGTCAGGATAATGTATATTATCTTAGCGAACTTATATCATCAGCAAAAAAATTAGTTGAATTGACAGGAGGAAAAAATGATAATGTATCAAATTAGTGCAACAGTTGATAGCCAGTGGTTTGATATCTTAGGTCAGATTACTAGGTATCAAGAAGGTTTTGTTTGGGGAGATGTAGAGGAGGTGAATAAATAATGGATATATGCCAGTATTGTGGGTGGGAAGTAAAAAATCCTAGGTATGATAACTACTATAATAAGAAGCCACTATGTGATGATTGTAATATGGATATGCACTTAGAAAAAGAAAAAGAAATGGAGATTGCACAATGATTGGAACAAGCAGAGTAGTTAGAGTAGATAGTAATGGCGAAAGATTTCTTGGCGACCCACCTAACAATGTGGTTGTCTTGAGAAATGCTTTTGATGTTGTCTATGAAACCAAAGGGACGGAGTGCGTAAGAGTATTCCTCCCAGAGGGCGTTGGTATTCCAGAGGATTGGGACGAGTGGACAATGCAAGCCAAAGATGAGTGGCTATTTGAGAACCAAGATTATGTGAATTATAAATGGAAAGATATAGACAGGGGTGATATAGTCCAGATACTAGAACTTAGATGAGCATAACTTTATTCTTCCTCCTACTGCTTGTGCTCAGATATCATAGAAAATGGCTTACCTATTGGAGAAATTGGAGGACTAGATGAGTATAATTGCTGAGGTATTAATGCCACCTGAGTGGACAAAGAAAGCCTTATGTGCGGAGGTAGACCCTAATATATTCTTTCCTGAAATAGGAGATGATGTATCAAAGGTTAAAAAAATATGCAAAGCCTGCGATGTTCAAAAGGAATGCCTAAAGTTTTCATTAGACAATGACGAAAGGTTTGGTATATGGGGCGGACTATCGGAAATAAACAGACGCAAGTTAAGGGCAGAAAGAAAACTTGGCAAAAGTTCAAGGTAATATTCATAGCATTATTGATTATTACCTCAACCCTATTCTCTATAAACAAGATAGCCACACCCCCTAATTCCCTTATTCCTACACAAACTAAGGCTACAATGGAGCAGAAGAAGGCTAACAAAGCGTTGGCTAAGAAGATTGCTTGGGTTGGGTATGGTTGGAAAGATAAGGAGTGGGCGTGCCTTGATAAAATATTTATTAAAGAGGCAAGATATGACCATTTGGCAAAGAACAAATCTGGTTCAAGTGCGTTTGGAATTGGTCAAAGACTTAAAGAAACTAGCAAAGACCCTATGGTTCAAATTCTTCACACCTATAAATATATTCAACACAGATATAAAACCCCTTGTTCTGCACAAAGGTGGCATACCCGACACAATTGGTATTAGTGTTTGACTTAAGGGGTGAACCCGTATTTGTATGTGTATGTGGTTCAAAGATGTGGAATATAAAAGTAATGTGGGATATGGAGACAAGGCAAGTAGGAATGTATTTACTAGACCAAGTATGTGATGAGTGTGGGGCTGTGGCTACTGCACCAACAGAGATAGATGGGTGTGATTAATGCCAACTTATGAATATAAATGTAATGTGTGTGGTGGACAGCAAGAGTTAAGCAAAGCCCACGATGATGAAACAATACCTGTATGTTGTAATGAAAGTATGACTAGATTATGGTCTGCTATTCCTACTATATTTAAAACTGGTGGCTTTTATTCTACGGGTGGCTGAGCCTCTGATAAATCTTCATCACGATATGGCTTGAACCCACCAATCTTATTAATTAATTTCTTTATTGCACGCTTGTTTCTCATACGAGCAGTGTCTTCACTAGGTAATTTCATTTCATCTGCAATCGCTTGGAAATCCATACTTTCTGCATAACGCAGGAACAATAACTTCCTATCCTCTTTACCTAACTTCCAAAATCCAGCGTCAATCTCAATCATCATAGCCATCATATTGCCACCTTCAGAGGGTGCAGAAGGGCGAGCAGTGCCACCGAGATTTAATTTATGTGCAAGATTTATCTCACCTCTTAAGACAGAGGGTAACAAGGCTTCAATCATATCTGCTTGGTAAAAGAATAGGTCAGAGGTTTCATATCCACCTGTCTTTGCTTTCCAAGCCTGACAATAATCCAATGCTTGGTTACGAAGTGAGCGATAGATTAAATTCTTTGCGTCCTTCTCACCTATTGCTTCCCAAGTATCTAGTTTATTTGGGTGCTCAACAAACCACTGATATAGATTTTGTTTTATATCTTGTATATCAATCTTAAATTTAAGTTGATACTCAGAGGCAACAGAGTCTACAATGTAGTCCCAGTTCTTTATTCTATCCCATTCAATCACGTCAGTTTTATACCCAATTCTAATGGAAGAAATGTAACTAACTTAGTTGTCTTTGATTTGTTTTGAAACTCAGTTGTAGTGGGTAGCCACTTATCAACCCATTCTAAATCTTTAATTACAGAGTTGAGAGGGAAAGCCCAGACACCATTAGGCGTAGAGTTTATATACCAAGGCTGATAGCCTAGAGTTTCTGCAGTTACAACTAGGAAGTCAAACTTTTTTCTTTCTAATAATAGAGTATCATAATGGGTAAGTCTGGACTTAAGTTCAATAAACATTTTGAATTCATCACTAACACAATCAAATCCATCATATTCATTAGAAGACTTTTCTAAATCAGAATAGTGTCCAACCTTTAACCAATCAAATAACTCTTGTTCCTTCATTCAGTATCCCACTTATGTCTTAAGATAAGCAAGGCTATGATTGAGTAGTTCGCCATATCTTTAAAGGAGTCTTCAAGCGATTCGTATTGTGGTGTTGCGCCTTTGTCAACAAGGTTATTGATACGAGCAAGTTTGTCGTGCATACGCACTCGTAATCCATTGAGAGGTCCACCTGGTGAGTCCGAAATATTTTTCGGACCGTAATCAATGTGCTTCTTGATGAGTAATTCTTTGAGTTCATCGAATGTTTCGCTAACCGCTACTGCAAACTTGGGGTTGAGAGCAGAGGCACTGTGATTTCTATTATCAATAGTTTGTTCCGTATCTTTGTTGATGTTATATGGAAACCTTGTGTTTCCAAGTGGGTTATAATCTGCCATACTTCTTCATTCCCCATTCTCTTTGTCGCCTTCAGTTAGTAATTGCTGAAGTGATTCGTCAAAATTTTGCAGAGAAGATTTGACTATCATATCCTCAATCAACGTGTCAATTAAGTCATAGCCATTTTCCGCTGCGAAAAGTGTAACATAGGTAGATTGTGCTATATGTCTTATTTGTTCCGTGTTGTCCGAATTATCATAAAGGAATTTAAGTAAAGAACCAAGCATTAATCTATACCCATTAGGAAGAATTAGATAAGGGTCAAAGTCATCATCATCTTCTAGGGTATGGTCTATTAAATCAAATGAATTTTCAAACTCTTCCCCACACTCGTGACACTTTAGATAGTCTGGGTCAATCGGCTCTATCACTCAAGTCCAGCCTTCTCCCTTATGTATCCTGCTCCATATTTAACGTAGGCTGAGTTGACGTCTTCTCCTTCTGGCAGTTGCACAATAGTAACGGGGAGTTCCCTAGCCAGTGAGCGTGCGAATTCCGTGCCTGGTTGGTCTCCATCGGCAAAGACAAATACTCTTTCAAAGTCCGCGAGTAAACGAGTGTAATGTTTCTTCCAACTATTAGCCCCAGGAACACCGACACAAGGGATACCAACACAAGCAGAGAGAGTAATAGTATCAAGTTCACCTTCGCACACTCCTATAAAATCGTTTGCTTTATCTATATCTAATACGTTATACATCTTGGTATCAGCACCAGTCATACCCATATACTTAGGCTCAACAGCAGGATTAAGAGAGCGAAAACGCAAATCGACTGCACCAGTCTTGGTAATATACGGTATTGAGAGTCTTCCGTGAAACGCTTCGTGTCCAACTTCAGGCTCCACGACTACGCCTAATTGCGCCAGACGTGCCACTTCCAACGGAATACCTCTGCTTCTTAGGTAATCTTCCGCCTGATAAATGTTTTCCGCGTATCGTGTTGTCGCCTTGTCCAGTAATTCCTTCTGCGATGCGCTCTGCTTCACGTATGTTAACTCCTTCTTGTAGGCTTATGATTTGTAAACTATTACCTTGCACTCCGCAAGCAAAACAAAAGAATATATTATTATCTAAGTTTGCAGTTCCTGATTGATGTGTGTCAGAATGGAAGGGGCATTTAAGATTAACCTGTCCGTGAGTTTGTCGTAGCGTTGCTCCGTAATGCAAAAGGATTTCTCTAATGCTTGGTAGGTCATTATCATTTCTTCTCACCATACCCTGCCTCCTTTAAAAGATTAACTAAATCTTCTAGCCTTAAGACTACAACCCAATCCTTGATTTTCTCTTCACCCTGACCATTAAGTCTTAAACAAACTAAACCAAGTACGCCAGTCTTAGCACGTTCTTTTAGTTGTTTAATAGCACTAGATGGATTAAATCCAGTTCGTGCTTTGACTTCCCAATCTATACCAACACACCCAGTTATATCTGTACCACTACGCCCTGCTCCTGTGGATTCTGCATATGGGAATCCATTAACTGCTAAGTATTGAGCCAATACTTTTTGACTGCGGTATCCTCTATGCTTGCGCGACTGGCTCATTGTTCCAATCTGATTCCCTACATTCTTTGCATAAAATTACTTTAAAGTTCATACCTATTTTAACATAGGCATATTCAATGCACCCAGAACGTTGACATTTTCTTTTAAAAGCACCGTTAACTAACACTCTTATCTTTCCTAAGAATACGAATAGCCCAATCTAATCCTTGATTAAGACCGTCACCCCACTCATCAGTAGGATTAATCTTTGCTTCTTGAATCTTTGCAACAAAATCTTTTATCTCTGCGTTAACTTCAAGTAAAACAAGACGACGAATCTCCTGTGTCATATCATCTTCTTCTTCTCTAATCACACTTACTCCTTAAATTGTTCAACTGGCACTCGCCAGCCCTCAATGTATGAATCATACCATTCGTCAGTCATATAGTCAGTAGGTGCAATGTGTCCATATACCTCAACCTCAGAGTAATACTCAGTGTCTAATACCTTCGCTCCAAATATATAGTTGTTAATATCTTTCTTCCAGAAAGGGATAGAGGTCTGGGTTCGTATAGACCTAACCTCATAGTTAGCCCCAACATCAGCCAGTGATTTACGCTGAGGGTGCAGGCTATTAGGATACCAAGGAACATTCCAAGACTGATTATATTGTTTGGCTACTGCCCACTCACATACATTTGCTCTTACATTTGAAAGTAATTCGTGTTCTAGTTTTCCATCTGCCTTGCCTTGAGCGTAATTAGGTTTATCTGTAGAGCCAAACTTAGCAAGCCATCTCTCCGTCGCAAGCATTGTGCATATACGCACTTCCTCTTGGCTCAGTTTTACTATCACTAGCCACCATTCTCAGGTATATCACTCATAAACATAAATTCAGGATTAAAAGATAACCAGCAGTTTAAGTTAGCATTTGCGTCTGCTCTTCCATATCTATTCTTTACTGGAGCAACAGCCATAGAAGTACCAACGACTCCAAGAGTACAAATAAGAGCGGGAAGTTGGGCGACTTTACCCTGAAGAGCCGAGCGAGGTTGACAAGGAGTACCAAGTACAGCCTCAGAAGTATGGTGCAGAATAATGATAGCAGCGTTAGTAGCACGAGCAAGGTATTTTAACTCCTTCATAATAGCCCTCATAGATGCGAACTCTTCGCCTCCGTCTGTTGCAATATCCATAAGGTTATCCACAAAGATTGCTACAGGTGGGCAACCCCATAGTTCTTCAAAGGCTTGGACTTCTTCATCTATATCTTGCAATGTAGGACTAGATTCAAATGACCAAACAATATGAGCACCCTTTGCTAACACAGCACGAGTCCAACCTTGGTCAGTATTCATCAACTCTTCTACATCAGTTTGATTCTTACCTGAAATCATTGAGGCTAATCGCATAGCCATAGTGTGAGCATTAGTGTCAGCAGATATGTATAGACTAGGCACCTTCATATTTAATGCCAAGGCTAAAGCAAGAGTTGACTTACCTACACCTGGAGTTCCAGCAAGCATAGATACTTCTGCTCTGCGAAATATAATCTTGTTGCTTTCAAATGTTTTAAATACAGAAGGTAATGGTTCTCCACCAATATCTTTTCTGCCTACGCTACGTACAAGTGTTCTCACTTTTGCCTTTTCTGAAATTAATTGGATATTCTGGATATAGTTTTTTAATACTATTACTCATTTGTCTTGTTGACCAGTTATGTAAACCACATACAAATTTAAAATATAGTTTCATTACATACCCAATAACATCATAATAAAAGCAAGTACTTGTTGTATTTCTAAGTAAAATAACATTAACATTTCAATCATTTAAAACCCCTGTCTTAAGTTGGAAGAGGGATAACTAATCCCCTTATGAAAATTACCCCTCTACCAATTCCTATTGTAGTTCTTGTTGAATTAGTTTGCTGGTTTGCACTGCTCTGGTCCCTGTGGTAGCGGGCAAGACCAAAATGCGTAAGGCTTTCCCGTTGTCTTGCTCACTCCACTGCGATGTGTTCGCGGTCCGTGTATACAAGTCGGGGTTGAGAGACCTCCCATAGCGGATGGAGCCGATTGCTGGGCGGTTGTTGAGGTAGGAGGTTGCGCTGTGCCTACTGTTGAACCAGTGGTCCCCAAAGGGGCTGCAGTGTAAGCACCTTGAATTAACTTTCCAGTTGCTGCAATCTGTGTAGAGTAATCACTCACACCTTCAAGCAACACTGATAGTTCTTCAGAAGTATTTGCACGTATATTAATTAAGTCTCCAGATGGAGTTTTATAAGAGACTTGTAGTTTCCAGTCTTCGTTTGCCATTTATTTATCCTTCGTGAATTGGCAGTGTTCTGTAAGTCCACAGTAACTGCACGATTGTAGGTTCGGTAGAAATATACCAGCCTTGCGTGCCTTATCAAAGCCTGACACAAAATATTCTAGTGTGTCTAATGTATATCTACTAAGGTCAATCATTTCCCCTGTCCCTGACTCACGAGACATCCAGTAATTGCCTAGATTGACTTTAACGCCAAGCATCTCTTCTACACCGACTTTATAAAAGCCTAGTTGTAAATCAGATATTGGCTTACGAGAGGATGTTTTCAAGTCGACAATCACAAGTTGTCCGTTAACTTCAAATATCCTATCAATGAACATCTTTACTGGAACATCAGCAATGATTGGATTTAATTCCAACTCAATAGCCCGAACACCTTGAGGGGTAGTCCAGATTTTCCAGTCTTTATTATTCTTGCGCCAAGAGATGTAGTTGTCTACCCACTTGGAACCCTGTGTATTCCACCAAACGGCATCTTCTTTATTTGGATTCGCAATCGTTGAACGACCAGCAACACGAGCAATTGAGAAATCTAATCCTTCAGTTTCTTTAGCCCAAGCCTTTTCCCACAGTTCATTCATTATCTAGGTCATACAATTCTGTTGCATAGTGAAAGGCTCTGCCACCAGCAGACCATACAGATGGTTCTTCTTCTAACTTCAGTAATCTTCCTAAGTAATACTGATAACCACAAGTCAGATAAGTTGTAAATGCTGAATAAGATATATGTGCAGGTAATTCATATCCATCAAGTTTAAGCATAGTTTCTCCTGTCTATTGAATTAGATAACCCTCCTGCGGAGGACAGGAGAGTACTCAACACAAGAGAGTTATCTAAATTTATATTTAGTTGTATATATGTTGCCCTGTCGGGCAACTAGATTTAGGAAAGCCCCCCCACCCCCCATAAAAAAATTATGGTTGGTAGAGAAGACATAACCCTGTCGGTGTAACCGTCATTGAGGTTTCGCCCCCACCATTGCTGGTAGATGTATCTTAACACACAACACTGACACAGAAGGTAGGCAGACACGCTAATTAAAAACGTGATAATGAACGACAAAAGACCCCCTTCCCAGTATCTCTACTAGGTCGGGGGTTATTTGTGTCTCTAAGGGGCGTTGTAGGCCCTATTAGGGGTACTTAATTACTTACTGTTGACACCAAATTCTGTTGCTGATGGGTCCAATGCCTTTAGGACTGGTCCTGCTACAGCAGCGACACCTGCTAATGCTAGTGTCTTTAGGTCAGTTGTGCCAGCAAGATACAGAGCAATCACTGATGCTACTGCTGCACGAACATAGGTAACTACGATTGCTTTTAGTTTATCTTTATTCATATTCCATCCTTAGGGGCGAGCAACGCCCATTACTAGGGAGTAGGCACGTTTCTTTAGATACACGCCATCTCCGTTTGATTGACTGCCCTTATTATCCCCTGAGGTATTACCCTCGTAGACCATAAGGTTTTTCTTTCCATCGTTACTGGCACATATGCCGACGTGGTCAGCCTCTGCATCCGCATCGAATTGAAAGAAAACTATATCTCCAGGCTGGGCTTTACCCACTGGGACTATCTTGCCTTTACTTGTAAACCATTTAAGTCCTGCTTGACAAGAAGCAAATCCTTTTTTAGTTTGGGCTGCTATCTTTTCGCCTAGTCCTGCTTGGTCAAAGCACCAAGATACAAACATTGCACACCAAGGGTTGTTGTTTAATCCATACCACTTGCCATACATACTGTCATTGTTCTTGCCTACTTCTTGGTATCCAAGTTGTGACTTTGCTATATCTACTACGCTCATTATTTTTTCCTTATCCATATCTGCCATCCCTTACGGAATATTTCTATTTCGTTCTCGTGCTTTGCTAGCCACGCATCTATTGCTGGTTTAGGATTTTTGTCTGTGCCATCTGGATGGTCCCATTCATAATCATCAAAGGCTAATACGCCACCAGATTTAAGTAAGTCCCAAGATAAGTCAGCATCTAATGCAACTGATTCAGGTAGATGGTCTCCATCAATATAGATAAAGTCATATTTAACCTCACGGTTAGCCTTTAACCAGTCACCACTAAATGCTTTATGTGCTTGAAGTTTCTTGCTATAAGGAGCAGTCTGTTCTTTATAGGCTTCCTGTATATCATCCCAATTATAGTTAGACTCGTGAGGTAGGTTGCCACACCAAGGGTCTATATCTACAAGCAAAGATGATGGGTCTGTAAGAATATTTTGTAGTAACCAAACAGATGCGTTGCCAGTAAAGACACCTATCTGTAGGAACTTAAGATTCTTTTTACCCTTGAATTCTGCTAGTCCATTCTCAAAGTCTTGGACTGTAGCATTATCATAAAACCATTTAGGAAAATTATCTGCTTTACTCATTATCTTCTTTAGGATTTCTTAGTCGGTAAGTAACTGCCCATACTATTAAAGTTAATATGATTGCATAACCAACTACAGTTTTTGCTGAACCATCAAGTACAACCCAGGCAATAAACATACCTAGTACTGTCCATAATTGTTCAATCATATCTCTTAATATTTTCAAGGTTTTCTCCTTCTAGTTGACTTAGGCTTATCGTTACCAGCCAAAGGTCCACCAGCAGGGGAACTTGGCGTTGGAATTCTAGTTGCCGTACCTGCTGCCATACCTGCTGCATTTATAGCAGCCTGACTAGCGATAACAGATGCAACAATAATTTCTTCTGACTCTTCTCGTTCTTCATCGGACATATCAGCACCTATATTTGCTACGGCTGTTAAGACTTGTCCTGGGTTATCAAAGATTGCACTTACTAATTCAGCAGGTGAATCAAATACTTGTAATGCAATAGCAACTTCTGCAGTAATTACAACTGCGTTACCATTGTCATCAGTACGAACCTCTACTTGAGTTTGTGCTGGTAAATCTTCAAGAGTAAGACCTGCTTCTGTTATAGCCTCAACAGTAATGGCTTCACCATCTGCTGCTTCAATGATTGCTTCTACTGCTGCTTCTACTTCTTCAGGTGTAGATTGCTCAGTAATTACAGGAGGTGCTTCCTCAACTGGAACGGGTGGTTCCTCTACAGGTGCAGGAGATGCCTCTTCTATGGGTATAGGAGGTTCTTCTACCACAGCAGGAGGTGCTTCAGGCTCTGTAGGAGGCTCTGGAGCCTCTATAACAGGTTCTTCTACAACTGGTGTAGGTGGTTCTTCAACAGGAGCAGGAGGTTCAGGTACAGGCTCAGGTCCTACTGGTTGGTAATCAATAATTATAGGTGGTGCAACAGGTGTAGGCTCAGGAGAAGGTAATGGCTCTGGTTCTGGAATAGGTGCTGGTTCTGGCACAGGTGCAATATCAATTAAATTACTACTTAAAGTATAAGTACCAATAGGTCTTTGTCCTGCAACTATATAGTCATATGATGTAGCACGAATTGTATATGTGCCAGGTGCTGCATTACCAGTTAACCTTGATGCCCAATAATTATTTTGGCTATGATTACCGTCATCGTCTTGTCTTAAGACAGTATCGCCTTGACGTAATTGTATCCAAGAATCTACCCAAGCAACTCGCTCTGTAGTTACACCAGCAGGTGATACTTCAAATCTAGGACCAGTAGTTGTTTCAATTACATAATCAGTAGGAGTTGTTACCTCTACTACAGTATCTACATAAGCAATCTCTGGGGTTAATTCAATAAGTACTTCATCAGCATAGGCTAATTGTGGTATTAAAAGTAGGCTAATCCCTATCAGAAAGGAGTAGATAAATTTGGTCAACGCGGGCTTCCAATCTATTGACTTGGTCTTTTACCGAACTGCCCCCGTTTGGTTTTAATTCTTCAAGATAATGTTTAACTAGCCAACGCACCATAAATGCAAATGAACCAATCAATGTGCTTATTGCTACTGCTAATGCAGCCCAGTCTTGTGCTGTCATTATACTGTCCTAATCATAATCTCAATTACGCCTCCGAATCCATCAAACCTTTTATCTGGTGGAGTCATACGTGTGAATGAGATTTGCTCAATAACTACCTGACGACTTTCGCCTGTAGTAAGGTCTTGCCAGGTAACAACATCGCCACCTTCTTCTACGTTTTCTAGTGATTGTAATCTTTGTAGTGCTTTACCCTCATAGCCAGACACTACATTGTATCTATCTGTTTCAATATCAAAGCAGTAAACAGGGAATCTCATAACTCTTTGACGAGGTGTAGCAATAGTAGCCTTTGCTTGATAGCCCTTAAATATTGGACCTGCACTGGTAGTCGTAGCATCACGATTAAGAATAAACTTATAGGCTACATACTCTTGGGCTGTATCAGGATTAGATGTACCTACTTCAACTGCAGTTACTCCTGCTTCGTAGGTGATATGGTCATACTCGACACCATCTTTATCTACAGTCTCAAGTACTAATGAACCATAGTCAAAGTTACCACGAGCAAGTAAACGCTTAAAGTTCTTAGGCTCTAATGTTCCATAGCGGATGTAACCAGTAGTAATATATCCAGTAGA